CACAAACCCTAAACCTAACAGCGGGTCGCACCCGTCTGTCAGGTCCGGAACCGTGAGGAACCGGGAAATTAGGGCTCCTTTCCTTTCCCATAACGGGGGATCGGAAGTGGGGGGGTACGGTCGAGGTTGGTACCTCTCGACCGCCCCTCTCGCGAGGGGGGTCTCTTGGTCCTGCAGCAGACCTAAGCACAGGAGTATCAGCATGATTCCCAGGATTCTAGTGGCTGCGGGCCTCGCGGCCTTCGCAGTCACGATCTTTATTGGGATCTATGCTGTCTTCACTAGCCTCGATCACGCCCACAAGGCGGTTTCGGAGCATGAAGCCCGCAGTAAGCGGGGACTCTCTGAGCTGTGGAACGATGCAGACGCCGCCGGCTTGATCCCGCCGGCGCTCGCAGCGATGCGAGCATCCGAGGCGACTCGGAGGGAATCGAAGTGACAGTAGGCACTAAGACCACTGACCTCCGCACCATGCAGCAGACGAGCTTGGTTTACCTACCAAGCGGGACTGTCGCGTGGCAAGTGGATTACCCGATAGGGTTCTACTGGTCCAAGACGTGGAACGGTTCGGATTACCCCAGTAATGGGAACCCGGACATTTTCGCCAAGCTCTGGGAACGGGTCGACCGAGAGGTTGACACCGCCGAGGGTAAGCGCGTTATAAAAACCACGTATCTTGAAAAGTGGCTGCGTCGGAAGGCGGCACCCGCGAGGGTGACGCAGGCCGAGCACAACTACAGCTACACCATCGAGTGCCGCAACGACCGGAAGCTAGTGATTCGACATCACAATAGCTGGCCGCCGTACGCTGTGAACAGCGTGACAACCACATGCTTTAAGCAGCAATATGGCGACGGCGTATCTTTCGGCGGGCGGTGGACGAGCAATGATACGATTGCCCTACAAGGCAAGCTTCGTGAGAAGATCGTTGGCTCTGATTTTGATATGGGTGTGTTTCTCGGCGAAGGCCGAGAGGCGCTCCAGATGATAAGTCGGAGTGCGACTACAATCGCACGAGCTTTAACTGCGCTCAAGAGTGGGGACATCCGAGGAGTTGCGAAAGCACTCCAAGTGACGCCTCCTACCAACGCAGATCGTATGCGCGCTAGTATTTTGCGCGCGCGGGCCAGACACATTCGGGAGAATGCGCTGGACCGTCAACTCGCTAACACACCGGTTGGATGGATTCCTCAGAAACAGGGCTTCACAGCCTATGACCGAGAGTTGTCCGCCAGGTGGCTCGAGTTACAGTATGGGTGGATGCCTGTAGTTAAGGATATGTACGGTGCGGGCTGCGCGCTTGCGCAGCAGCTCAACAATCCGTACGTCCAAACCTACCGTGCACGATTGAAGAGGCCGCTTATCGCCAATCTGGCGACGCCGAACATCGCACTTGCCCAAGCCTACACGGCTTATGGTATTGATCGCGGACAACTCGTTGCCCGCATCAAGGAAGTGAATGTTCCCCAGCTCAATGGGCTGGTGGATCCCTCTTCTGTTCTTTGGGAGCTAACCCCTTGGAGTTTTGTTCTCGATTGGGTAATACCGATCGGGAACTACCTTCAGGCACGTGGACTAGCCCAGTCACTGACTGGTACGTTCATTACCACACTGTCGACAATCGAGTACTTTAAGTGCAACAGCGTTGCCACTAACAAGTATTCGATCCCTGACCCCCCGTTTTGGTACCGGTATTGGAAACTAACCGGTACTAGGACGGTGTCAACGTCGCTCAGTACTCCTCCGCCGCGGGTCAAACCGCTCGGGGAGATTCTATCCTGGAAGCGAGCAGCTAACGCGCTTGCTTTGCTAAACCAGGTCGCCCGTCGGTAAATCTGCCGACTGGTGAGTCAAAACCTCCTTTCAGTAGGAAAACCTGTATGAGTGCTATTGCTTCGATCACCGTCTACGACGGTGCAGCTACCCCTGTCTCCCATACCCTGGCGCCGATTTACGTGCGCTCGGAGAAGGGAGTGGGTACCGCTCTCTGGCGAGAGCAGCTGGCGTCCCTGCCCACCGAGGCCCAAGTGTTCGCCGCCATGAAGGCGGAGACGCTGAAGTCCGGCGTGGTGAGGACGGAACTGGCCGTTGCTGTCCCCGTGATGGAGACCGTGACGAACCAGAACGCAGCGGGTTATACCGCTGCACCGAAGGTTGCCTACGTCGATCGGTACATGCTGATCGGCTTCCAGCACCCGCGTTCGACGATCACAAGTCGTCGTCTCGCGCGAATGCTGTTGGTGAACATCGCCAACAACATCTCGACTTCGGTGGCTGCTGCGACGACGGGGCCCGCGTCTGAACTTTTCGATTCGCAGGTGATGCCGACGTAAGTCGGTACTGGCGCGAGCCAGCATCACGAATCGAACATACTCCATGGAGTCATGATGCAAATACATGCATGGGATCAGACGCTCTCCACAGAGCAGACAGACCTGGTTCTTCTAGGTCTAGCCCGATGGCATCTGCAGCAATGCAGTACTAACCTGGTCGAAGCCGGGCAAGCAATTGCCTCAGGTGACGTCCTTCGGTTAGGCCGAATGAGCGTGCCAACCTGGCTATCAGCTAACGACTTTTACCACCACCGACAGATTAAGGCCTTCTTCCAAAAGAGGAAGGACCTGTCGGATCCAACGGTGGATAAGCGTGCTGTGGCCTGGCGTGCGTTCGTTCAGGCAGAGGAACTGTGTCGTCAGACTAACACTATCTTCCGGTTACGAGCCGAGGGGCGTTTTCATTTCGCCCCTCGCGTTGAGAGTGTTCTTCATAACTCTCAGCGGAAAATCGCTCGGATACTGGGTGACGTGCCAAAGCTGTGCGACATCCCTCTGCGCTTCGGGCCGGGAGCGACAACGCTCACGAAGAAGAAGAATGCATCGGCTCGACGAAAGTTGAGTTCGATGTTCGCGTGTAGCGAAAACTCCTTAGGGTTGATTGCTGACATCCTTGAGGAGATGCCGGCTTGGACGACCACTGACGGGTCGGAAGAGTCGACATTCGTTGACGTCCTGGTAACAGACGACGTCATCGAGTTCGCGCCCAAGACGTTCGAGACCCACCGCACGATCGCCAAGACCTCGGTTGTCACCGGAATGGTGCAACTAGGAGTTGGTGACCTAATGGCGGAACGGCTTCGGACGGAGGGGGTCGACATTCGAGACCAGAGTCGCAACCAACGGCTCGCTCGAATCGGCTCCATCAACGGTGCTTTAGGCACCGCTGACCTTACCAACGCAAGCAATTGCGTGTCGCGCCTACTGGTGATGGACCTGTTCCCCTATGAGTGGTATGACCTCTTGGTTCGACTCACGTCGACCTACGTCATCACACCCAATGGGGACCGCATGGCCACCGAGATGTTCTCCACTATGGGGAACGGCTTTACATTCCCTGTCGAAACTTTAATCTTCTACGCACTCGCCAAAAGCGCTTGCGAAGAGGTTGGGGCCCCGACGGAGGATGTAGCAGTCTACGGTGACGACATTGTTTGCCCAGTCGAAGCTTATCAGCTCCTCGCTGAGACGCTGACGGCTACGGGCTTCATGTTGAATACGGCCAAATCGTTCTTTTCAGGTCCTTTCAGGGAAAGTTGCGGCTGCGACTGGTACTTGGG